GCACAGAAGCAGACAGACAATGATCGTCTCGATGAATCGCTAGGGGAAAGGCGAGGGAAAGAGAGCGGTAAAAAACAAAGTTACAAAGCACGGCGTGATGAGAGCCGGGCTATGACTAAAAAGAAATCCAAGCCCCAAAGCGCTGGCGTAGCCACGCACGGCTGGGGAGCAGTGGTGAAGTAAGATGGCACAGAATTTGTTAGACCGGCTCGATGAGAGCATTGGCATGGAAGAACACGATCTTGGCAGGGATATTTCCGACGCCGCTATGCGGCGCGGTATCAGTCCGGTAGAAATGCGGGCACAGATAATAAAACAGATGCTAGAAGCAGAAGGCAGAACCATCAGCGATGAGGACCTTGCTTTATTTGCCACGGGTGAAATTACTTTGTCTGACGTCATGGGCAGAACTCCTTCCGACACGGACGCGTGGACAGATCAAGCACAAGCTCCTTTTCAAGCACCGTCATTGAAAGAGCTATATGATAGTTCAGGAGAGATGTTAGATAGAATACTTGGACCAAATCCAGATTCACCTATAACCGGACATTATCCTAAGTATCAAAGGTTTAAAGAAATAAATAGAAACTATAATCCTGTCATACTAGGATTACATGGTATTTCTACATTGCTTGGTAAAGGAGTAGGAGAAGTTATGGAAGCTGTTGATGAAGTGAGAAAGGGCAGAACCCTTTCCGACTTGGATCAAGTACAAGCGCTGGCAGCAGACTCTGGCAGGACTGTATCTGACCGGGACGTACTCAATATGCTCCAAGAAGGCAGGACCCTTTCCGACCAAGACTTGAGCGGCAGGACTCTATCCAATCAGGATTTAGCCATAGGCAGAACTATGTCTGATCAGGACTTGAGTGGCAGAACTCTTTCTGATGTAGACGTAGAGGCTGAAACGTTAAGTGTAGATGAGCAACTTTCTCAACTCCATGAGCTTTTAAATGAACACCGCAGAACTCTTTCTGATGCAGACCGTCGGTTTTTACAGGAGATGTCGTGGGCAATAGGTATTAACTCATACACACCCTCAGATCAAGACAGACAGATAATACAAGACATTCAAGGCAGAATTCTCTCCGACAGTGACGCCGCTATAATAGAAATGCTGAAATAATGGCAATGCGCTTCAACCCCTACCAACACAGGATGCCGTCTTTTCAACGTCCGCCCCCACGCCGTTCTCGTTTTAATCCTTTTATGAATCGCGGCATTGGCGGTTTTGGTGGCTTTGGTGGCATGTTTGGCGGCAGAGGTCCACGTCGTCGTCCCCCACCCAGAGGCAGATTCCCCCAATCCTTTGGTGGTTTCGGCGGCAGAGGCAGAGGCAGAGGCAGAGGCAGAGGCAGAGGCGGTATGTTTGGCGGCTTCCCACAATCACGTGGTCGTGGACGTCGTTCTCCTTTCGCTAACCTATTTGGCGGTATGGGTGGTATGCGCGGCAGAGGCGGGTTTGGCGGTAGAGGCGGTATGGGTGGTTTTAATCCGTTTATGAATATGTTTGGCGGCGGTGGCGGATTTAATCCGTTTATGCGCAATGGCTTTAGGGGCAGACAACAGCCTCGATTCAATATACCGGAGCTTGAGGGTGGTTTTGACACTACTAATCTTGATTATAGCAATGAAGAACCTATAGGAACCGGCGAAGCAATTAATGTTTATGACGATTTGAAAGCAGGAGTAGGTTCTCCCCCAATAGAGATATCTCCCCCAATAGAGACAACCGCACCGGTAATGCCAGCAGCACCAACAACAACTCCAGCTACGACAGCTACTTCACCAGTTTCCCCAACAGTAGGACCACCGGGTACTACCATTGCTCCAGTAGCAACACCGGCATTTGATCCTAGCGGTTTACAAGAACAGATTACAGCGTTACAAAATCAAGGGATAGGCGCTCAAGGTGAAACTGGCGCTCAAGGCTTACAAGGTACCACTGGCGCAACCGGCGCTCAAGGACTTCAGGGCGAAAGGGGATTCCAAGGTTTACAAGGCGAAAGAGGACTAGCGGGAACAACTGGTGAGCGCGGTTATCAGGGCGCACAAGGTTTACAAGGTTTACAAGGTTTACAGGGCGAACAAGGACTAATGGGAGCTGCGGGCGCACAAGGTCTGCAAGGTCTGCAAGGTCTGCAAGGACTCCAAGGTTTACAGGGAGACATAGGACTCCAAGGTCTGCAAGGTCTACAAGGTTTACGAGGTTTACAAGGCGAAATAGGTCTTCAAGGCTTACAAGGTTTACAAGGAGAAAGAGGTTTACAGGGACTCCAAGGTTTACAGGGATTACAAGGTTTAGCCGGAGCCGCGGGCGCTCAAGGTATTCAAGGCTTACGAGGCTTACGAGGATTGCAAGGACTGCGCGGATTACAAGGAGAAGCCGGTACAACTTTTGATCCAACCGCATTACGCGAAAGGATGAGTGTTTTAGAGGGGAGAAAAATGTTTGATCCTTCTAGTTTACAAGCACAAATTTTAGAGTTACAAAACATGTTAGCGCCCTCGAACACCACAATGTCCGTCAACCAGTTAACCAGATAAAATATGGCTGAAATTACCGACAAAGCACGCGAAATCTTTACCGTAGCAGACGCCCTTGATCGTAACAACGGCAATCTTGCCGGTGCTCAGATGATGGTTAAAAACAATCCCAGTGCCATGGTTTACGGTGCCAGTGCCGGTATGCCTCTCAATGAAAATTTACTACAGCCGCCCGGATACATGCCGGAAGACGAACGTGCCCGTTACCGCTTACCCGGTTCCGAATTTAATCCCGCAGGCGGTTTAGATTCTTTGGCGCGGGCAGAAGAACTGCGCGAGGAAAACAAACAATCGTTGGAACTACGCAATCAAGCCATCACCCGCTTGGGTGATTTGCTCGCCAAAGTAGGCGATCGTGTTTTGAACGACATGGAATATGAGATTATCAGTAAAATGGTACATGATTTAAGTTACATTCCCACCGACGAAGAACAGCGTATCGCTATCGTCGCTGCTGAAAAACTGGTGCAGTCTGAAGATTTTTATGATGAATCTAGTTACGCAGGCGGTCGTGCCACTGAGAATGACTTACTCGTAAGATAAGGCACAGTGATGTGAATGATTTATCCAGATTCTCGGAAGCGGAACTCAAAGAAACGCTCTTATTACAACAACGTTTGGATCAATTAAAAGCTCGAGAAATAGCTCAAGGTTCTTTCCTTGGTTTTATCGACACGGTTTGGGACGGCTTTATTCAAGGGGAACACCATCGCATCTTTGCTAAAAAACTGGAGGAAGTGGCTGACGGCAAACTCAAGCGTTTGATTGTCAACATGCCCCCTAGACACACCAAAAGCGAATTCGCTTCCATTCATTTTCCGGCGTGGGTCATGGGCAAGAACCCCGATATGAAAGTCATGCAAACCACGCACACCGGCGAACTGGCTGTGCGTTTCGGTAGAAAAGTGCGTAACTTGATGGACAGCCAAGAGTATGAGAATTTATTTCCCGGTGTTAAGTTAAAAGCCGATAACAAGAGTGCGGGCAGATGGGAAACCAACCACGGCGGTGAGTATTTCGCTGCCGGTGTCGGCGGTGCGGTAACAGGACGTGGTGCGGATTTATTAATTATTGACGATCCGCATTCGGAGCAAGACGCTCTTTCTCCATCAATGCTAGAAGGCTGCTACGAATGGTACACATCCGGACCCAGACAGCGTTTGCAACCCGGCGGTGCCATTGTAATGGTAATGACGCGCTGGAGTACGATTGATTTAACCGCTAAGTTATTAGACCGCATGGCGGAACCGCACGCGGATCAGTGGGAAGTGATTGAATTTCCGGCGATTTTTCCCGATACCGATAAACTGCTGTGGGCAGAATACTGGAAGCGTGACGAACTGGAGCGTATTAAGGCGTCGTTGCCCATAAGCAAATGGAATGCACAGTGGTTGCAAAACCCGACAGCGGAAGAAGGCGCGATCATCAAGCGCGAATGGTGGCGCAAATGGGAAAAGAAAGAAATCCCCCCGGTGGAATATATTATTCAAAGTTATGACACCGCCTTTTCCAAAAAGGAATCAGCGGACTATTCTGCTATTAGTACGTGGGGTATTTTCAAACCCAAGGAAGACGAACCCGATCAGATTATCCTGATGGATTGTCGCAAGGGCAGATGGGACTTTCCGGAATTGAAACGCATCGCCATGGAAGAATACAAATATTGGGAAGTGGACATGGTGCTAATCGAAGCCAAAGCCAGCGGCACACCGCTTACTCACGAACTCAGGCGCATGGGTATTCCGGTGGTCAATTACACGCCCGGAAAGGGCAAGGACAAAGTAACGCGGATGCACTCGGTGGCGCCCATGTTTGAGTCTGGAATGATTTGGGCACCGAAAAAACAATTTGCCGAAGAGATGATCGAGGAATGCGCTTCATTTCCCTTTGGCGCACACGATGATTTATGTGATAGTATGACACAGGCAATCATGAGATTTCGTGAAGGTGGTTTCTTGGAATTGCATACGGATTACGAAGATGAACCTGTTATGGAACGTGTAAGGACGTATTATTAATGGCAGAAAGAAGAACAGAAAGACAAGTCCCTGATCCGGCACAGATAGCAGTGGATCAAAGTGGCTTGGAATTGGGAAGCCCCAATGAAGAACAAGTGGTGTCCGCTTTTTTGGATGCCGTAGAACCAGAAAACGTGGAGATGCAGGAAGACGGCAGTGCTCTGATTGGTGAAGCCACTGCTGCTCCTATAGACAGCAGCTTTAACGCTAACTTAGTGGAATTAATTTCCGACAATGAAGCCCAGCGTATTTACAATGATTTATACGGAGCCGTGGAAAGAGACAAGAGTACACGCGGTGAATGGGAAAAGACTTATGTAGACGGACTTAAATATCTTGGCATGCAATTTGATGACCAAAGATCAGAACCGTTTGTGGGCGCCAGTGGTGTCATTCATCCGTTACTGGGAGAAGCCGTTACTCAGTTCCAAGCGCAAGCGTATAAAGAATTATTGCCTTCCAACGGTCCGGTTAAAACTCAAGTCGTAGGGGCTTACGATTCCATAATAGAGGAACAAGCACAACGAGTGCGTGAGTACATGAACTATGAAATCTTGCACGTCATGAAAGAATACGACCCAGACTTGGATCAATTATTATTTTACTTACCCTTATCCGGCAGTGCATTTAAGAAAGTTTATTACGATCAAACCATGGGGCGTGCGGTCGCACAATTTATTCCGGCT